CGTCTAATGGCTATTAGCAACTACAGCGAGCTACAGACCGCTGTAGCAAACTGGCTGGATAGAGATGATCTAACAGACAGGATACCAGAGTTCATAGCTTTGGCAGAAGCAAGGTTCAATCGAGTCTTGCGTCTACGTTCTATGGAGGCTAAGTATACCGCAAACACTGTAGCGGCTCAGAGAAATCTGGCGCTGCCAACAGGCTATATACAGATGCGTAACTTTCAGGTTAATACCAGCCCCCTGACAACCCTGTCTTATGTCACGCCAGAAATCTACGATAGGCTGTGGGGCGGCAGCACTAGCGGAACTCCAAAGTTCTACACTATATTAGCAAACGAGGTTTCGTTTGGTCCCATCCCCGCCAGCGTTCAGGAGGTGGAGATGCTGTTCTACAAGAAGTTTGATAATCTCAGCAGCTCTGTGGCAACGAATTGGTTGATTACTAACGCTCCAGATATTTATCTATATGGTAGTATGCTAGAAGCAGAGCCTTTCATAATGAACGATGAGAGGGTTGAGCTGTGGGCAGCGGCATTAGAAAGGGGGGTTAGTGACCTACAGGAACAAGACAACAAGGACAGACACTCTGGCTCAGCGCTTAGGGTGATGAACACTGGCGGATACATGTAATGACTGCGCCCATCACTTGGGCGGAGGCTACATCTCCGATCCTATGGAGCAATATAGGAATAAACTGGAACACTCCCGCTGAAACAGGGGGTGCTACTTATGGCCTGACTGACGGGTTTTCCTCTTCATCAGATCATACGTTAGGGGAGTCTATAACTTTTGCTATAGACAATACTTTCTCCAACACGGGTATAGCTACATTTGCTCCATCCATTACGTTTGCAAACGAGATGGGGGCGGATATACAGCATGGTATTGTTTTGTTTGCCGCTGCGTCATTCTCGATGGATGTTACGCAGTCAAATACTGGCACATTAACAGCCCGACCGTCTATTACGTTTGCTCTTGATAGCGCATATACATCAGTTGGGAACCTGTCATTTTCTGATTCCATTACGTTCTCTGCAAGTTTAAGTGAGTCAGCTTTAGACTCTTTCTTGTGGAATCCAGAATCAGACCCGACAACAACATGGACAGGCGTGACTGATCCTACAACAACATGGTCTAGTGTATCAGACCCATCAACTATATGGACTAAGGTGGACTATCCAAATTGAATATACAACCAAAAATGCGGGCCGATGGAGGTCTAAAAATGAAACACGATAATGATTACGGTATCGGCCTACGGAATGTATGGGACGTTGTTTGCTACGATTCTGAGGGTCAGGAAAAGTGGCGTGAGGTTAATCGCAACTTAGTGGTTACTGCTGGGCTTAATGATGTGTTAACCCAGTATTTTAAGGGTAGTGCTTACACCGCAGCTTGGTACGTTGGGTTAAAGGGCGCGGGTAGTGTAGCAGCAGGGGACACGATGTCATCTCATTCCGGTTGGAGTGAACTGCCACATACCACCGCTTATTCACAGACGGTTAGGCAGACCCTTACTTTAGGAACTCCGTCATCAGGCTCTGTAGATAATACATCCAACAAGGCGACTTACTCTATCAATGCGACCAACACAGTTGCTGGCGCGTTTCTGGCAAACAACAACGCTTCATCGTCTGCAACCGCTGGTACACTGTATGGTGCTGTTGACTTTGCCTCAGCCAGGTCAGTTGTCTCTGGCGACACTTTGGAAGTGACCGTAACCCTTACAGCAGCGAGCGCATAATGGCTGTCGAATCTGCAAGTTGGGTAACACAATTAGTCGATACCAATCCTGTTGTTAGTGATCCAGTTGGAGAGGGTGATGACCATCTGAGGATGCTGAAGACTGTCCTAAAGAACAGTTTTCCATCTACGTCTACTACTGCCATAGTCCCTAATGTGTCTGGTCAGTCTGGCAAGGTTTTAACTAATGACGGAACTGATACCTCATGGGGTACGGCTGGCGATCCGGCAGGAACAGCGATAGCGATGGCGATTGCATTAGGAGGCTGAAATGGCTAATACGTTTAAGAATCAAGGGGCAGCATTAACCACAGGAGGGGGTGTTGTGTATACCGCTCCGGGCGCAACAACATCTATTATCCACTCTTGTTACATAAGTAACATAGATGGGACATCCTCAGTTAATGTGGATATAAAGGCCAGAGCAACATCAGGAGATACTTACTACCATGTGGCTAAAACTGTGCCTGTACCCGCTGGTTCTACTCTAGTTCTTGATAAGCCTATAGACTTAGAGGCTACAGGTGACATTCACATGACCGCCAGTGCAAACTCTGACGCAGAAGCGGTCTTAGGTATACTTGAAATCACATGAGTTATTTAGGTCAAGTTGAACTAAAGTCCTCTGAGATACGGAGGATAGACGTAACAGGCTCAACGTCTGCTACGCATACCCTTACTTGGACACCCGCAAGCGAGCAATCCCTTATCATAACGATAAACGGGATTAAGCAGCAGAACAACTATTCTATATCCGGCACTACTCTGACTCTGGATGATGCACTGCTCTCTGCTGACGAGATGGAGGTTATTGGAATCCTCGATATAGGGGAGGCTGTTGTTCCGGCGGATGGCTCTGTAACACAGGCAAGTTTTGGATTAGCGGAAGGGGAGTATTTTCACAACCCTAACACTATATCCACTGATATGACCACCACCGTTGCAGCAACTAGGAGCGCGGTAATGTTCGGCCCAATTACTGTTAACGCTGGAATTACATGGACCATTTCTGGAACTTTATCAATACTGTAGGAAACAATTATGAGCGAATTAAAAACTAATAAGGTAAGCCCAGCAACAGGTACTGCTCTGGCTGTAGGGGATTCGGGGGATACTATTACGATCCCTTCTGGTGCAACGCTTACTGTTGCAGGAAGCCTTACTCTTCCGGATGATTCGGTAACTACTGCTAAGATATTAGATAATAATGTAACTCTTGCCAAACTTGATGACGGTACTCAAGGCGACATTCTTTACTATGCTGCATCTGGCGCACCAACAAGACTAGCAAAGGGGTCTGCTTCCCAAACCCTGAAGATGAACTCTGGAGCAACAGCCCCAGAATGGGTTACTGTAACTTCCGGTTTTACTGACTCATGTTCTTTAGGAATGTCATCCGATGGAACGGCGGTAAACAATACTGTGTTAGACCCCGTTCCTTTTGATGTGGAGGTTTTTGACACCAACGGGTCTATGGCTAATCTCGCCAACAACAGAATTGATATTGTAAACGAAGGTTACTACTTATGTGGCGCATCTGTTGAGATGGGTGGGGGTGGAGCGGGTGTTCAGCGCACATCATATCTTTATTGGTATGACTATACTGCCACGACATGGACTAACCCATCTCAGGCTGGTTATGGTTATCTCTATACTGGTGGGTCAGGTGAATGGCATGCAATTGCACTACTGTTCTTGGGGGCAAACGACCAACTGCAAGCAAAGTGTTTTCAAAATAGTGGTGGTAACCTGTCTGTTGAAGCAGACCGCACACGATTATGGGCAATGAGGATAGAGTAATGGCAAGATTAGATTCAAAGATTGAAGCGCATTTAGGAAGAAAAGTTAATTTCTCTCCCGAAAGTGGGGAGATTCTTCTTACTGATGACGGGAGTGGTGTTGCTGTTATTTCAGAATGGAACGCACCGGAACCACAACCAACCGAAGCAGAGCTGTCGGCGGCAGATGGCGCAGCAACTACAGCAGAGGCTAATGTCGGAGTGATCGCTAATCGTCAAAAGGAATATGGTTCTGTTGAGGAGCAGATAGAGTTCATTACTGAAAACGGGTTAACCCCGTGGCAAACAAAAGTTTCTGAGATAAAAGCAAAATATCCTAAGAATTAGATATGGCTAGAACAACCATAAGAACTGAAGACATTACGGCTAGTGAGGTCACCACTGCAAAGATGGCGGTTGATCCGACTAATGCTTCTAACCTATCCAGTGGATCAGTACCTCTCGCACAACTGGGGAATGTTGATACTTCTGGATTAGAAGATGATATTGCATTGCTTGGATTTAAGGTAGCTTCTAACGGATCACTAGCCAAGTACAATTTGGTAGACCAGACTATAGACGACTTTCAAGATGCTTCTGGTGTAAATGCTGGGGCATCGACAAATGAAGTAAGGGACTCATCTGGTAAATACTACAAGGGGGAGACAACCACAACACCAACAACATCTGGTGGAACCCTAACCACTTATACAGACGGCGTTGAGTACAAGGTAAGAACCTTTACAGATACTGCTGGTGATAATTTTGTAACTGACACTGCTTTAACTGCTGATATTCTAATAGTTGGTGGTGGTGGTACTGGCGATTTTTCAAGTGCTCCGGGTGGTCAAGGCGGTGGTGCGGGAGGATTTAAGTATTACAATGATTACACAGTCTCTGCTGCGACTCATGCTGTTGTTGTAGGTGCTGGTGGTGTAGCATCGGGAGGTGGCTCTAGCCCACAACGACAGGATGGTAATGATTCATCTTTTGCATCACTGGTTGCCTTTAAGGGTAATGGAGCAGATGGTGGGTCAGGAAGCAGTTATGGATCGCAAGGTGCTGGCAGTGGTAGTGTTACGCCCGGTGCAAATCAAGGCAATGCGATGAGTGGTCAGGCTGGGGGCGGAGCCGCAGCAGCGGGTGGAACAGATGGTAGTGGTCATGGTGGTGACGGATATACGGAAGGAACAAGTACCGTATATGATTGGACACTTGCCGATGGAACAACCACACTATTTAAGGTAAACGGAACTGGGAACTCCTATGGTGGTGGCGGGTCTGGTAATGGTCAGGCTGGTGGGTTAGGAGGTGGCGGATCAAGTTCACAAGGTGGCGGATCGGGCGGATCGGGTTCCGCGAATACTGGCGGGGGCGGAGGCGGCGGCGATGATGGCGGCGGCGGAATGAACCGGGGTGGTCATGGTGGTTCAGGTATCGTTGTTGTCAGATACCCTTCATCTGTGGCTACTGAGGGAGCGAACATGACCCTCGTATCTACCACAACCGCAGCCCAAGCAGCGCCGACAAAAGGAGATATTGTCCTGACTTATACGAATGGAGCAGGAACAACTACTCTGGACACAGACCTCACCGCTGAGATTTCAGCAGACGGTGGAAGCACATGGACAGCAATGGCGTTAGGTTCTGAAGGTAGTACAGGTAGCCACAACATAGCCACCTCGCATGACGTAACCATAACAAGCACTATAACCTCCCCGTGGAACATGGCTTACAGGATAAAAACACTAAACCAATCCGCAAGCAAAACCACAAGAATACAAGCAGTCTCACTAGGATGGTCATAATATGAGTTATGTAGGAAACAAACCAGCGCAAAAAACCATCCCTGCTGATGACTCTGTTACCACAGCAATGCTAAAGGATGATGCGGTTACCTCTGCTAAGATAGATGACGGTACGATAACATCTACTGATATGGCGGTAGACCCTCGTAATGCTTCTAACTTAAATTCGGGTGATGTACCTTTAGCCCAACTAGGTAATGCTCCTGCTACTGATGTAACTGGACTAGAGGATGACATAGCCCTGCTAGGCTTTAAGGTTGCCTCTAATGGCTCATTAGCCAAGTATAACCTTGTTGACCAAACTGTCGATGACTTTCAGGATGCGTCAGGAGTAAACACAGGAGCATCAACCAATGATAATAGGGATTCTTCTGGGAAATATTATTCAGGTTCTGTTTCTGGAAATTACTTTGGGGATTCTAGTGATGGCTCTCTTACTACCAGCGGAAACGTGACGCATACTGTTGCGAATAAGGTTGGTAGTTATGATGGTGATATGGTTATCAAACAGTATTCTGCACTAACCATCTCTGCTGGACATACAATGACTGTAGATCAGTCTAATAGAGGTATGTTTATTTATGTGGCTGGTGATTGCGTAGTAAACGGCACGTTATCAATGACAGCAAAGGGTGGTCATTCTGATCCAACTTCTTCAGGTGGGTCAGATAGTAATGTTGTGGGTACAGATGGTTTGCAACTAGGCTTTAAGACGGCTAGTGGCTCCTCATCATTTACCAATGACGGTACTGGTTTTAATGGCGCTGGAACCGCAGTTCGCACCGCAATTGCTAATGCAGACGATCTTTCAAGCAATGGAACAATCTATTCAATATTAAAAACTAATACTTCATCGACAAACGGAACTACGGGGGCAGCAGCCATTTCTACTGCTAAAGGCGGAAAAGGTTCAGTGGGGAGTGGCGGTACTGCTGGTAGGCGAGGTTATGGTGGGGCGTTTTCTGGTGGCGCTGGTTCTGGTTCTGTGTGGATTG